GAGATCTGTTAATGTTGTAATTCTGGATAAGCTTGATCTTCTGATCACGGCTCATAGCATCCCAATCCTCTACGGAGCGATCATCCGATGAGTTTGCATACAACTGGCGATATTGATCATTTTTAGCATTAAGGATCTCATCCACTTCGCCGGCTCGTTTTCTCGCTTTTTCAGACTTTTTGAGATCGGCTATCTCATTTTGCTGGCGGCGTTTTGCCTCCTGCATCATCTGAGCTTTTGCTTGATTCGCCCATCTTGCGTTTCCGTTTAACCTATTAACGAAATCGGGCATAGTCTGAGCAGCTGCCCGAGCAAATGCAGAAGTTCCGTTATCAGGTCTATCTAGAGTTGGGCGGGCTGCCTGAGCCTGTCCTGGTGCGGGTGCTGGGGCTGCAGGTTTTGGTTTTACATTAAACGCTTTGTCGGCGGCTTTATCTGACTCTTCGGATCTGCCGGCTGAGCTTTTTTGAATACCCGCATCACTCCTTAGATTGCTCTCCTCTGAAAAGATATCGTCGTAAAATTCCTGCTTTTTGGTCGTATGTCCTGACT